TCGCATTCTGGAAATGAATGTGCCCATCACTGCTGACATCGAAGCATTCAGCCTGAAGCACAACACAGCAGGCATTGGCACTATCAGCCTTGCTTGGAACCAGCACGAAGGCATCGCTTTCGCGGTGGACTATGAGCCAATCGAGGGTGCTACCAAGGCTCCATTTGGTCGGCAGGTCAGAAACGAATATCGTCGCAAAATGCTCAGAGCTTTCTTTGAGCAGATGGAACAGAAGGTCATCTGGCATCACATCAGTTATGACGTGTATGTCCTGATCTATCAGCTTTATATGAAGGATATCCTCGATAACGAGGGCATGCTTCATGGCATGGACATCCTGTTGAAGAACTGGGATGACACCAAGCTGATTGCCTATCTTGCGACCAATTCCTGTGCTGGTAATCACCTGGGTCTAAAGGATCTGAGCCAGGAGTTTGCTGGCAACTATGCCATGGATGATATCGAGGATATCACCAAGATCCCTCTGGATCGTTTGCTGAGCTACAATCTCGTGGACACTTGTTCCACTTGGTATGTGTTCAACAAATACCAGCAAGTCATGGTGCAGGATCAGCAGGAAGAGATCTACGAAACGCTCTTCAAGCCGTCCATCAAAGACATCATCCAGATGCAGTTGACAGGCATGCCTCTCAACATGCGGAAGGTGAAGGCTGTCGAGTGGCTGCTGAAGCGAGATGAAAAGAAGGCGCTCAAGCGTCTGCTTGAATCCGATATTGCGTCTGAATTTACTTACGATCTGAAGAACGCCTGGATCGATAAGATGAACCAGACCTGGAAGAAGAAGCGTGGGACTATCGATGATGTTCCAGACAAGATCACCTTCAATCCAAACTCTGGTCCACAGCTTCAGAAGATCTTGTATGAGATTCTAGGTCTGCCTGTCATTGATCTGACAGACACCAAGCAACCTGCCACTGGTGCAAAAACTCTTGAGAAGCTGCTGGTGCATACGCAAGATCCAAAGGTTTTGGATTTCTTGAATGCGCTGGTCGCCTACTCAAAAGTCAACAAGATCCTGACGAGCTTCATCCCTGCGATGAAGAATGCAGCCTTGGGACCAGATGGCTGGCACTATCTGTTTGGCTATTTCAATCTGGGTGGCACGGTATCGGGACGGCTCAGTTCATCTGACCCGAACCTTCAGAACCTGCCTGCCAGTTCCAAGTATGCCAAGTGGATCAAGTGGTGCTTTGAAGCTCCTCCTGGATGGATCCTTTTAGGCTTGGACTTTGCGTCTCTTGAGGACCGTATCTCGGCTCTCACGACCAAGGATCCAAACAAGCTCAAGGTCTATACGGATGGCTATGACGGTCACTCACTGCGAGCATTTGCGTATTCTCGTGACCTGATGCCAGACATTGAAGACACGGTGTCTTCGATCAACTCGATCCAGAAGAAATACAAGCATCTTCGGAATGAGTCCAAGGCACCGACATTCCTGCTTACCTATGGTGGAACGTATATGGGATTGATGCTCAACTGCGGTTTCAGCAGGGATAAGGCTCTGGACATCGAACAGAAGTATCATGCTCTCTACGTTGTCAGTGATGAGTGGGTCCGACTGAAGATCGAAGAAGCAACCAAGGTTGGCTACGTGACTGCGGCTTTCGGGCTGCGGATCAGGACACCCTTGCTGCATCAGGTGATCCGTGGCACTCGCTCCACGCCCTATGAGGCAGAGGCAGAAGCTCGGACAGCAGGCAACGGCCTGGGTCAAAGCTGGTGCCTTTTGAATTCCAGAGCAGCCAATGAGTTCATGGCCAAGGTTCGAACCAGTGAGCATCGACTGGTGATCCGGCCATGTGCTCAGATCCATGACGCTCAGTATTATCTGGTCAAGGATGACGTGAAGGTCGTGCATTATGTGAACGACAATCTTGTTCATGCCGTTCAGTGGCAGGATCATCCCGAAATCTACCATGACCAAGTGAAGCTGGGCGGCGAAGTCTCGATCTTCTATCCTTCCTGGAAGGATGAGATCATCATCCCGAATGGTGCCAACGAAAACGAAATTCCTGGCATCATTGAAGCTGCGCTCAATGAGCGTGAAAAAGAGAAAAGGAAAGCAGCATGAATCGTCATCAGCGCCGAACCACTTCGGCCCGTGAGCGGATGCAGCAGAGCAAGCCCCAGTATCACTGGCTGGTTGCTGCTGAGGTGGTCTTTGTGACCGCTCAGGAGAATCTGAGTGCCATTCGTCAGAACACGCTGGTTCTGAGTGATACGCCTAATCTGACTATGGCGAATATCGCTCGTGCTCAGCAGGGCATTCAGTTGGCCTTCATGAACAAGATGAAGGGTTCTCCCAACTTCGAATCCCTAAAGATCGTGGATGTGGTGTTGATCACCATCAATCCTCTGGGTCTGATGACGCAGACGGAGTTCGAAGCCAAGGCGAACATGGACGTGCTGGAAGCACAGATGCGGGCCGCCATGGATGAGGGCAGCATCAAGCAGCACGGGCCTACCGCTGAACCAGAAAGCACTGAGGAGCAGCCTGTGCCTACCGATGGCACTGAGGCTCCTGAGCAGGCTGAGGATCGCCCCATGGAAGAGATGCATCGCCAGTGAGCAAAGAAGCCACAGGGGGTCAGGTGAGCTATTATCTGGCCCAGGTGCAGCGCCCTCGTCGTGAGGGCCAAGCACCCTATCAGGCTGAATGCGAGGACATCGCTGAAGCCTTGCAGATGACGCCGGATGAGTTCTGCGTGTTCAAGGCTGTGTGGCGAACAGCAGCAGCCCGCATGGGGGATCCCAAGCCGGAAACAGACCCTCTGAAGCAGGCTGTCTATGATGGACAGAAGATCGTCCATTATGGGAACCAGATGCGTCTGACTGCGGAGTTCAAGCGCAACCTGCGGGATTCAGCAAAGGTATTTGTTGCTGAAGAGACTCCTGTTGAAAATCAGGAATATGCCAAGGAACAAAGCAAGGAAGAACCAACTTATCACAATGGTTGGATTCCTTGGGCATGGAACCCAGAAGGTGAGCAGGATCAATGTCCACTTGCTGACAATTCTGTGCTTGTGCATGTGCTTGACAGGCAAAATAGGTTTTGGCCCAATCTTCGAGCAAGTCATGTTCGTTGGGATTGTTTCAGCCAAGTGAAGGCTTACAAGCTTTCCTGATCAAGAAAGCCTCTAGGGAAACCTAGAGGCTTTTGACGTGCCCACCGTGGTTCAAAGAAAGGAGTTCAAATGACCATCACGAACAGATCGAACATTCCGCTTGCTCTCGCGGTGTGGCTTCTGCACGACGAGTATGACTACATCAATCGACCAAACTACTTCTCCCTGACGACTCTGCTGAAGCCTTTGCGTCAGATCATTCTGCCACGACGCATTGAACCAGGGCTGGCGGATCCTCCCGATCTGGAAGATTTCATCGCTCGTGCTCTGGGTCACTCGCTGCATGATTCTATCGAGAAAGCTTGGAAGGTTGGGTATGCCCGATCTTTGAAGCTGCTGGGTCATCCACAGCATGTGATTGATCGAGTGATCATCAATCCAACTGATGAATATCGTCAGACTCATCCAGAATGCATTCCAGTGTTCCTGGAACAGCGTGCTTATCGCAAGGTCATGGTCAACGGTGTTGAGTATGAGATTGGTGGTAAGTTCGACATGGTGGCTGAGGGTATCCTCACGGACAACAAGTCCACATCAGTTTACGCTCAGATCTTTGGCGGGCGTGACGAGGACTACAAGTTGCAGATGAGTGGATATGATTGGCTCGATAAGGCTCAGCCAATGCCAAAGATCACTGCCGACTACGGTGTGATCCACTTCATCTTCACAGACTGGCAGAAGTCTCAGGTTCTCGCCGGGAACAATTATCCGCCCAGTCGTTTGGGTAAAAAGAGCATTGCCTTGTATTCCGAACCAGAAATGGATCGTTGGGTCAAGAACAAGCTCACGCTGATCCAGAAATATATGAACGTTTCTGAGACACAGTTGCCAGAATGTTCCCCCGAAGAACTCTGGATGAGCGCACCCAAATTCAAGTATTATGCTGACCCCGCCAAGACAGGTGGGAAATCAACCCGCAACTTCGACACCAAACAGGACGCCAGCAAGCATCTTGCTGCATCTGGCAAGGGCGTTGTCATTGAGGTTCGTGGCGAACCCAAGCGATGCGGTTATTGCCCTGCATTTCCTGTTTGCACACAAAGGGAGAAGTATTTTCCATCATGATCGACTTAACCGGAGTAGAACACCATCCAGCAGTCAATGAGATTGTTGATGTGCTGTGCAAGAAGACCCAGAACACAGACCGGGGCTTCTTTCAGGTCGAGGTAGTTTACTTCCTGGGTAAGATGGCAAGCTGTATGCGTGCCACTGTTGTCACGAAAGATCGTGGCGATATCCCGGTTAATTCCTATGTGCTGGCTCTTGCTACGTCTGGTTATGGCAAGGGTCACTCTGTGAACATTGTCGAGGATCGCTTCTGCAAGGCGTTCCGTAAGCGGTTCATGGATAGCACTTTGGCTACCAAGGCTGATGAACACCTTTGGGATCTGGCCAATGAGCGAGCATTGCTCAATCAGACAGATCCTCAGAAGGAATACGACGGGCTGTTCAATGCCTATCGTCGTGCTGGCGCCTTCCCCTTCACCTTTGACAGCGGCACCACGCCTGCCGTCAAGCAGCTTCGTCAAAAGCTCCTGCTGGCTAATGCAGGTGCCATCAACCTTCAGATTGACGAGATCGGGTCCAACCTGATTGGTCAGACTGAAGTGCTGACCGTGTTCCTGGAACTCTACGATCAGGGCTTGGTCAAGCAGAAGCTGGTGAAGAACACCAACGAGAATGAGCGTGGCGACGACCTGGACGGCAAGACTCCGACCAATGCGCTCTTCTTTGGCACTCCTACCAAAGTCTTTGATGGCGGTGCCACTGAAGACCTGATGTATACCTTTCTTGAGATCGGCTTTGCTCGCCGTTGCCTTTTTGGCATGGGTCAGCAAGATCGTCGTGCATTCAACAGCAAGACCGCCGCTGAGATCTTTGCTGATTCCATCCAGCCTGCAAATGATGCGACCATTCACAAGTGGGCGTCTCACTTCCACGATCTCGCTGATCCAGCGATGTTCGGCTGGCGGATGGAAATGCCCGATGAAGTCTCCATTCAGTTGCTGTCTTACAAGATTGCTTGTGAGCAGGTCGCTGAAGAAATGGGCGATCATGAGGAGATCAAGAAGGCTGAGCTTGGCCACCGCTACTTCAAGGCTTTGAAGGTCGCTGGCATCTACGCTTTCATTGATCGCTCGATGCAGGTTGAGATGGACCATCTCATGTCTGCCATTAAGCTCGTGGAAGAGTCTGGCACAGCATTCCACAAGATCCTCAGCCGTGAGCCTCCTTATATGAAGCTGGCTCGCTTCATGGCGAATACCACCAATGAAGTGACCCATGCGGATCTGATGGAGTCTCTGCCGTTCTTCAAGAAGGGTGTGGGCGCACGCAACGAGATGATGACCCTGGCAATCGCCTGGGGCTACAAGCAGCACATCATCATCAAGAAGTCCTATGGCGAAAACAATATCGAGTTCTTCAAAGGCGAAACCCTGAAGGAAACCGATCTTGATGCCATGAGCGTGTCCTACTCGCATCACTTCGCTTATCACAACTCAGCCGAGACAGCACCGTTCACAGATCTGCATCAGCTTACTCAAGCCATGCAGGAAGATGGTTCGCCCTACCATTGGTCGAATCATCGCTTCAAGAATGGTCATCGGCTGGAAGAGAACGTGCTTCCAGGTTTCAACCTGATCGTTCTCGATGTGGATGGCGGCGTGAAGATCGAGTCTGCTCGTGAACTGCTGAAGGAGTATAAATCTCTGATTTATACGACCAAGCGTCACACGGAGCAGGAGCATCGCTTTCGTCTGGTTCTGCCGATCAACTATTATCTGGAACTGGAAACCGACGAGTATAAGGAGTTCATGAACTCCATTATCTCCTGGTTGCCGTTCAAGACTGATACGGCTGCGAACCAGCGTTCGAAGAAGTGGGAAACCTTCAATGGTCAATATTTCCTGAACCAGGAAGGCCAACTCTTCGATGCTCTGCCGTTCATTCCCAAGACCTCTCGGAATGAGTCCTGGCGTCAGGACTTCTCCAAGGTCGAGAACATGGACAATCTGGAACGCTGGTTTGCGGCTCAGATGGTTCCAGGTCAGCGCAACAACCAGATGATCCGGTATGCCTTGGCACTGGTGGACAGCGGCATGAACTTTATGGAGGTTCAGAAGCAGGTTCTCGCTTTCAACAACAAGCTTTCTCCCAAGCTGTCGGAAGATGAAATCCAGAACACCATCATGGTCACTGTGGCTCGAAGGACCAAAGGATGAGAAGGCTTGTTTCAATAGTTCGGGGTGGGAATGATGCTTACATCACTCTCACTGCCCGAACCAAAGATGGATACAAGGTAGGCTTCACAGGAGAAGGAAATACTCTTGAGGAAGCTGTTCACAACATCCTGGACAACATTTGCAATGTTGTAGAGATGGCTGACCCAGAAGCCGTCAAAAAGCACATCCTATTAGAAAGGAACAAGCGTGCAAAAGCTTTACCGCCATAAGAAGCGTGGTTCCACGTATCGGATCCTTCACGAAGCGGTTCTTCAGCTTGAAGGACTCTACGACATGGCTCCGGTTGTGGTATATCAGGATATCGCTAACGGATCTGTATGGGTCCGTTTGCGGAAGGAGTTTTTCGATGGCCGATTTGAAGAGATCGATCAGCCTGTAACTCCTGCTCCTGCCGTCTGAGATTATCCCCGAGCCTTTTCTTGGTTCGGGGTTCTCCAACCAAAGGACGCTACATGTCTGATGAACCAGAAGTTCTGAGCCAGAACAACCAGCTTATCCTGGTTTCTGGTGAAAGTGGCACGGGTAAGTCCGTATCACTTCGCGGCATTCCACTGGATGAACAACCTCAGTGGTTTTATCTGAATTGCGAAGCTGGCAAGAAACTGCCGTTCCGCAACAAGTTTACTTCACATACGATCACCGATCCTTATCAAGTGCATGAAGCATTTGATT